AGCAACAGCAGCAACAGCTAGCCTCAGCGAAGCTGAGAACTCCCCCAGGACCAGACCCCGGACCGACTCCGAGAACCACTCTCAGCTACGCTGAGCCCCCAGCAGCTCGACCCCCGATCCCAAGGCGACGGGGCGGCGTTACTAAACATGCGTCCCCAGATACCTCTGGGGTAACACCGGCCGCAAGGCGCGCCGCAAGGAGCGCCGCAAGGCGCGCCGAGGCGAGAGGCTGCGGCAGGGCCCTGTGGCGGTGGTGTGCGCAGCCGGGGCTTGCTGCCGGTGAAGCGCCCGCTGTGCTGCGCTGCTTGCGCCCAAGGCGCGCCGTAAGGTGCGCCGGCACCCGGTGAGGACAGAGCTGGCCCAGCTGGTTCCCCCCTCAGTTTCTGAGGCGCCCTCCACCACGAATGGCGGCTACCGTCGGGTTGCTCCATCCGGTGCCCTGCCACCACCCACCCGGTTCACAGACGGTGGGCGTCCACATCTGTAGCGTGTGGATGCTGGGTGTGCCTGTTGCGTTCCGCCTGCCATCACAAGCTTCAGCACACGCCCTGGACCTCCCTCGGAGGGATCACCAACCGCCATCACCGTCACGGTCACTCGACATGCCGCTGTGGCGGGCGGACCCCGGACGGCTTCTCGGTCTGCCGTCGACCTTCTGCTGTAGTTGAACGCTCCCCCATCTTAGCACCTCAGAGGGTGTAGCCTTTGCTGCGTAACCGTGGTGTAGTGCGCCTACCCGAGCCCGGAGGCACAGATGGGAGTCCGCAGCTGCGCCTGTGGATGTGGCGACACCCTGCCCCAGGACGCTCCACCGCAAAAGAAGTACATCAACGAAAAGCACCGGAACCGGCAGAAGCAGCGCAACTTCCAGAGGCGACACCGCAACAACACGAAAGCGATCCGCAACGACCGGATCGAAGACGGAAAAGTCCTCGCCTTCAAAGGTAAAGACGAGTCGCTGGACAACCGGGGCAGCTACCGGCGCGGCCCCAAATACGAAGCGTTCTGCGAGACCGACTACCCGGAGGCGATCCTCCGTTCCGAGATGACCAACGGGCAGGTCGCTGACGAATACGGGGTGTCCCACACCGACATCTCCCGGTGGATGGCCGCCTACCTGGAAGACAAGCAGACCGGCGCGGCGCTGAAAGACTGGACCCGCGACGAAGCGGTAGACGCTGCGCTGATGTCCTACCAGCCGTTCGCAGAGCACTTCCACCCGGAGGCCCTGATCCCCGACTTCCACCTGGAATGGGAGAAGGAGATCGACGGGGTGGTAGGCAACGGCGGACGGCTCGTCCTACTCGCCCCGCAGAGGCACGGCAAGACTGAGTTCCTGATCCGCTACTGCCAACGTCGTATCGCCGCCGACCCCGACATCTGCATCCTGTGGGTGACCCGCGCCAAAGAGCTGGCCGAAGAGTCGGTCGGAATGCTCCGGCAGTTGCTGGAAGACGAAAAGTTCGGTGAAGCCGTGCTCGGCCCCGGCCAGACGTTTCGGCCTCCGGCCCGCTCCGGCAAAAGCTGGACCGACGAGAAGTTCACCGTCGGGCAGCGGACCCGCATCCGCAAAAGCCCGACGGTACGGGCACTCGGTATCGGCGGTACCACTTCCGGCCGTGACGCCGACCTCATCATCGTTGACGACCCGCAGGAACGTGAAGACTGCGTCAGCCCGACGACCCGCGAGAAACAGTCGCGCTGGTTCATGACCACCCTGCTGGCCCGCAAGATGGAGAAGACCGGGATCGCACTCATCACCTCGCGACGCCACATCGACGACATCCCCGGCAAGCTCATCAAAGACCACGCCGAAGACTGGCGGACCATCACCTACCGGGCACACAAGCTGGGCTGCCCCAAACCTGAGACCGACCACGCCGCCCACACCGGCTGCATCCTCTGGCCGGAGCTGCGAAGCCACAAGTTCCTGATGGGCCAGAAGCGTGCCGACGTCGCCTTCTTCGAATGCAACTATCAGAACAACCCGTCCGCCGACTCGCTGGTGCTCATCAAGGCCGAGCATCTGGAGCGGTGCAAAGACTTCTCCCGCAGCGTCGGGGCGATGCCGAAGAACGCGACCCGCTACATCGCAGGCATCGACCCTGCCGAAGCGAAGCCGGTCGCTGCCGTGCTGTGGGCGTGGGAGCCGTCGGGGACGATGCACGTCATCGACACGTTGGAGGCCGAACCGGGCGTGCGGGGTGGACGGCAGATCGTGACGACCTGGTTCAAAAAGTACGCCTGTCGCGAGTTCGTGGTGGAAAAGAACATCGCCCAGTCGTGGTGGCAGGACAAGGAGCTTTCCGACTTCTGCGCCCGCAACGGCATCCCGAAGGTCCGCGAGCACTACACCGACAGAACCAACAAGATGGACCCGAAGAACGGGGTGCCGTCGATGTACAACGACATGCGTACCGACCCTCCGAAGATCACCTTCCCGTACGCTGACCGTGACTCCCAACAGCAGATGGACCGCCTGCTCCAAACGTTCCTGCTGTTCGACCCCGACCATGCAGGCAACAAGCACGCCGACGACGACCTTCCGATGGCAGCATGGTTCGGCCACCACGTCATGCAGAAGTGGACGGTGCAGCGACAGGACGTCGCCGAGTTCGACTATTCGCAGACACAATGGGTGTCTTCCACCACCCAGTATGCAGGAGTTGCCTGATGGGCTACTACGACGACAAGCCGACGCCAAAGACCTTCGAGCAGGTCAGAGACCGTGCCGAGGTGTTGCGTCAGATCAACGAGCCGCAGATGGCGGACCGCTTCCGTATCCGTTCGGTGCTGAACGGTGGACGTCAGGCCATCAACGCGCTGCTGAAGGACTACCAGGACAAGAACGCCGACACGCTGCCTGCCGCCAACATGATCGCCGACGGCATCGAAGCGTTCTCCCACATGATCGCCCCGGTCCCGGCACTCCGCATCGACCCGCCGTCACATCTCGATACCGACCCGGCGAAGAAGCGGGCACAGAACCGCACCCGGATCGTCGAAAACTACGACCGGCTGGCACGCCTGCCACTCCAGTTGGAGCGGATGTCACAGTGGCTCCCCGGATACGGATTTTCGACGTGGTACGTGGTGGAAGGCCGGGACAAGAACAACGGCCGCTACCCGCGCCTGATGCAGCACGACCCGTACACGACGTGGCCGGGAGAATGGGGGATCGACTATCAGCCTTCCGACGTGGCGCTACAGTTCTGGACCTCGAAAGAAGAGTTCGCCCGCGCCTTCCCTGACGCTGCCGGGCAGGTGTCGTGGAACGACCTTCACAGCAACACCCGCCAGCCCGGCTGGGACGGCATCAACGAGGTGGTCGAGTTCATCCGCTACATCGACGGCGCGGCCGTGTACCTCTACTCGCCGCTGACCGGCAACTTTCTGATGAAGCCGGTCGAACATCCGCTGAACCGTGCCCCTATCTCCCTGCCGCGGCGCACCACTTTCGACCAGTTGAAAGGCCAGTTCTCCGAAGTGTTCGGGCTGGCCGCGTCGATCATCAAGTTCGCGCTGCTCTCCCAGATCAGCATGGAGGAGGCGGTGTTCGCCCCGGTCGTCGTCAACGGCCGGATGGAAGCGCCGTTCCGCAAAGGCCGCAACGCCGTCAACTTTGTTGAAGGCGGCTCTGCGCAGTACCTCCAGCAGAACCAGCCATACCAGATGGCGCAGGAGGTCGACCGGCTTGAACGCTACCTGCGGGCATCTTCGGGCTACTCGAAGCAGGCTGACGGGGAGACGCCCGCCAACATGGCGGCGACAGGTGCCGGGCTGGAACAGTTGCAGTCGGGGACCAACCGGAAGGTGGAGCGTTACCACCGGGTCATCGCCGACGGGCTGGTCGATATCGACTCGATCCGCCTGGAATGGGACGAGGTGGAATACGGCGGGGCAAAGAAGACGCTGGACGACACGACGAAGGGCGTCACGCACGCCAACACCTACGACCCGTCCGAGATCGGCGGCCACTACGGCACCCGCCGCATCTACGGGCTGATGGCAGGCTGGGACGAGCCGACGAAGCTGGTCGGTGGGTTGCAGTTGGTTGGTTCCGGTGCCATCGACTTGACGACGCTGCGGGAGAACCTGTCGGGCCTCGACAACATCCCGCGTATCGAGCAGCGGCTCGGCAAGGAGACGGCACGCCGGGCGCTGGAGGCGTTCCTGATGCAGGGTGCCGAGCAGGGCGACCCGAAGGCGGTCCAGACGCTTCTGGAGCTGAACAGGACCGGCGACTGGGACAAGGCGTTCGAAGACTTCTACAAGCAGGAGGAACAGGCCGCTCCGGCTGGGCCTGCGCTTCCTGAGCAGCCTCCGGGCTTGGAGCAGGCGATGGCGATGGCTGGGGGCGGCGGCCCGGCCGGCGCTGGCGACACGTCGGGTCAGACACTGTCCCGGCTGTCAGGTTCGGGCCGGGTAGAAGGTGGCGCGCAGGTTGTCGCCCCGATGGGAGGCTAGAAGATGGCACGTCGTAGACAGCATGGCGGCTACCGCCGGCCGGCAAGCCCCGCAGCGGTGTCCGGTCCGGGCGCGCTTTCGCAGCGCACCGACGGTGGCCCCGGTGAGCTTGAGTATTCGGGCCTCGCCTACGGTCAGAACAAGGCGGTCAACGATCAGGCTGGGGCGGTACCGCTCGCTGGGCAGCGTGGCGCCGACGGCACGGCCCCGCCGACCACCGGTGGTGGGGGGCGCGTTCCGCAGGGCGGCGCGTTCGGGCCGACCACCCGCCCGGACGAGGCGATGACCGCAGGCGTCAACTCTGGGCCGGGGCCGGGGCAGCGCGGCCCGGTACTGGAAGAAGACCCGTACCTGATGATCCGTGCCTTGATGCAGGTTGCCCCGTCCCCCCAACTGGAACAGATGTTGGCGAGGTTGTCCCGTGGCTGAAAACAACAGGTGGATCAGCGACGAGCTGGAAATGCAGGCTATCGAGGAGGCGGACCGCCGCCGCCGTTCGGTCGCGTCGATGGCGCGGAACATCACGCCGCAGCAGGCACAGCAGGCGCAGGGGCTGATGGAGCGCAACCCGAACCTGTCTGCCGGACTGTTGCAGGCTCTCATGCAGGGCAACGTTGGTGACGCGCAGGCGGATGCGCTGGCGCAACAGGACGAAGGCGGATGGACGGGCTCGATCATGGACGTCGCCGGTGACGTGATCGAGTCGGTTACCGACGCTGGCGAGTGGGCGATGACGCGCGCCTACGAGTACGGGATCAAACCTGCGGTACGTGGCGTCGTGCTGGCGTCCGAGACGTTGGCGCAGGAGGTTGTTCAGCGCCCGCTGACGGCCGGGCTCGCCACCATCCAGGGGGAGGCTGACTCGTTCGGGCAGGCATACGACGACTACGGGGACTCAGCGGGCGTCAACCTGCTGCAAGGCGACCTTGCCACCACCGACGCGCAGGGCAACCCTATCGAGGACGGGGTGCTCGGAAAGGGACTGTTCCTCGGAGGCAGCGCGCAGGCAGAGACCAACAGCGAACGGAAGCTCCAGATCAGAGGGCAGCGTGCCGACGTCGGACAGGCGCTCGCGAACGGGCTGGTCGGCTCGTTCTACTCCCCCGGTGACCGCGCCTACGACGTCACCGCAGGCATCTCGGGTTTTGCTGTCGACGTGTTCGGCGATCCGCTGGCGTGGGCGACAGGCGGCGCTACGAAGGCGATCAAGGCGTCGAGGGCGCTGTCGGTGTCCGGGGCGAACGAGATACTTGACGCAGCGAAGGTCGCAGGCAAGGCAGACCAGGCAGCGCAGACTTCTCGTGTGCTGCGGGGTGGCCGCGTCAGCGGTGTGGAAGCGTTCAAGGATGCCGGGCTCATCCAGGGTTCGCGCCGCAAGACGCTCCTGATGGAGAGAGGCCGCGACTTCTTCAGCAACGACCGGATGCTCCAGCGTCTCGCCGACTCCGACGAGTACGACATCATGCAGTCGTGGGCGCGCTCTCCCGCCAACCGCATCGACCGGACGACCATCGCCGCACTCGGAGACGCGAAAGATCAGGCGTCGGTCATCGAAGTGCTGCTCGATGCCGTCGGCCAGGGCGACGTCGCTCAGAGCGGCTTCTACTCCGGCATGGGCAACTTCATCAAGCGGAACCTGAACGAGTCAACCTCGAAGTTCGCAGGACCGTTCCGCTACTTCACCGCCGAAGGCAAGCTGGCGGGCCTCGCCCCGACCGGGTCGGTTTCGGCCGAC